CTCCCCACCGCCACGTATGCAGCCCTGTGGAGACACGCCAGCACCGTCGGCTTGCCGCTTCCCTCGGAACGCGTGCTTTGGAAGCGGCTGGCTGAGCGGGGAGCTATCGCAACCCACCAAGAAAGCGTGGAGTTGCGGACCAAGGTGAAACTGCAGGTGGGAGGCTCCCGCCAGCGGGTGGTATGCGTACCGCTGAACAACCTAGAGGGGGGATATCAAGAATGGACTGGGTCGCAGCGATATGCCAGGTCGGACGTGGCTCCCCTAGGCCAGGCGATCCTCGAGCTCACCAGGCGCTGGGAGGATGGGGAAGAAAGGCGATATCGAGCTGGCGAGCTTCTGAAAGAGCTGGAACAGGCTACGGGACTGGAGAAGGCGCGCGTCAAGCCCGAATGGTGGCCCAAGACTGCTGAAGCCCTGGCCAAGCGCCTGCCGCCATTGAAGGCAGCACTTGGAGCCGGAGCTGTGGTGCTCGAGTGGTGGAGGGACCCACACACGAAGCAGATGGTTTGGATCCTCAGAAAAGACGGTGGCAGGGAGTCGCCACCGCCCAATGTTGATTCTCCGGAAACCCACCAGCCAGTCGTTCAAGCTCGGAGACCTGAGCCAAAACCGGCGAAGTCGGTCTCGGCTTTGTGGAAGGCCATTTCGCGCTTCTACAGGAGCAGCCCTTCCTCGCCACCCCGGCCGAAGACGGCCCACAAAAACGGCCTATAAGCCCTCGGAGGCGAGGGGGGAGGCATCGTATAGTACCTCCCCCCCGCGCTCCACGCATCCCAAGGCCAGGACGTGGCCACAACGGGGGCCTGCGGCATCCACCAGTGGCAACCGGCCCCAGGGGTCCGCGGCACGTGTCCGCGGACGCGACATGTTGCCTTTCCGGTCACGAGGTCCTAGAATCGTGGTATGAGGCGACGCTCGAAGCCCGCGCTGTCGCGGCGCCAACAGGCGGTTCGCCCAGCCAGGGCGTCGGCAGCCCTCGATCATCTCCCAGACCCGCCAAGTGGTCTGCTGCCTCCAGAGGCGACCGAGGCCTGGGAGCTCCTCGGCGAGGCGGCAGTCGCAGCCCGCACGCTCAGGGAGAGCGACCTCCCTGCCCTCGCCCTCGCAGCGATCGGGTGGCGAGAGATGATCCAGGCGATCCAAAACGGGGACGGCAGGGCAGCGTCCGCATGGTACGGCCGCTTGTCCGTCCTCATGAGCCAGCTCGGGCTGACCCCGCGCGGCAGACAGCTGGTGCCGGTCGAGGAAGACGATGCAGAGGATGGCGCTGACAACCCGTTCGCGGCGCTCGTACGCGGCAGCCGCTGAGCGCTACGCGGCTTCGGTCGCCGCAGGTAAGCGCGTGGCTGGGTCGGCCGAGGTGGCAGCGGTGCGGCGATTCCTTGCGGACCTCGAGAGGCGCAGGAGCCCATGGGTCTGGGATCGGCAGCGCGTGGAGATGGTCTGCCGCGCGATCGAGGCGTTCCCCCACGTCAGCGGTGCCTGGGCAGCACGCGGCGAAAGGCTGGTCCTGTCACCCTGGCAGGTGTTCCTCGTGGCCAACCTCTTCGGCTGGATCGAGCGGCGGTCAGGGCTTCGCCGCTACCGCCAGGCGTACATTTCCGTGGCGAGGAAAAATGGCAAAACGACACTAGCAGCGGCGCTGATGCTCTACATGCTTGGGCTTGACGGGGAAGCTGGGGCCGAGGTCTACTCCGCGGCAACGACGCGAGAACAAGCGTCGATCTGCTGGCGCATCGCCCGCCAAATGGCCATGCGCTGCCCGGAGTACCGCTTGGCCACCGGAGTGCGCTGCGGAGCGTACGTGCTCCAGTCCGATACGCTCAACGCGCGCTGCCAGGCCCTGAGCTCGGACGCGCATACGCTCGACGGGCTCAGCGTGCATTGCGCCATTCTCGATGAGCTGCATGCGCACAAGACGCGCGACGTGTACGACGTGATCATGACCGCCACTGGGGCGCGCCTGCAGCCGATGATAATCGGGATTTCCACCGCCGGGAGCGACAGGGCAGGCATATGCTGGGAGCTCGACAGGTACGCCATCGACGTGCTCGGCGAAAAGATACGAGACGACAGGTTCTTCGCGATGATTTTCCGCCCTGACGGTGAGGACTTTCAAGACCGCGTTGCCTGGCAGAAGGCGAACCCGAACCTTGGCGTCTCCATCTTCGAGGCCGACATCGCGAGGAAAGCGCAGCTCGCCGCGGTCTCGCCGTCGAACTTAGCCGCGTTCCGCGTGAAACACCTCAACGAGTGGGTGGCCACGCATTCCGCCTGGATGGACATGCACGCGTGGGATTCCTGTGCATCCGCCGTGGACTGGGAGGAATTCCGCGGAAAGCCGGCAATCATGGCCATGGATCTCGCGTCGAAGCGCGACGTGTGCGTGCTCGCCTTGCTGTTCAAACGCGACGGCAAATACTACGTGAAAGAGCACTACTTCCTGCCTGAATCAGCTCTGCAGCATGGTGTAAACGCAACCGCGTACCGTGGGTGGTACGAGCGCGGATTGATCACGGTCACGCCTGGGAATGTGACGGATTTCGGCGTGGTAGAGCAGGTTGCAAAATCGCTCGCAGAGACTTACGATGTACGTGTGGTGGTTTACGACCCGTACCAGGCGACGCAGCTCGTCACAGAGCTGGAGCAATATGGGCTGTATTGCGTCGAGCTCGGTGCGACCGTGAAGAATTTCTCGGAGCCGATGAAACAGCTGGAGGCGCTTGTGCTCAGCGGCCAGCTCGTGCACGATGGCGACCCCGTGCTGGCATGGATGGCCTCGAACGTCGTAGCACATCGAGACGCGAAGGACAACATCTTCCCGCGCAAGGAACATCACGACGCAAAAATTGATGGGATCGTTGCACTGATTATGGCGCTCGCCTGGGACGCCCGCGACCCGGATTGGGATGCCCCGGCCCGGGGTGGTTACGCGGAGATCGACCCCGAGGAGGCAATCAGCAGATGGGTGTCCTGACCTCGGTCGCATCTGCGCTTCGCAGATTCTTCTCCAGCCGCAGCGCCAGCTTCGGGCAAGCTGACGAGCTGCTGGCGCCGCTGTCGACTGCTGGCGTTGCCGTGAGCTCCGAGACGGCGATGCGGTGCGCCGCTGTGCACGCGTGCGTGCGCGTCCTTGCAGACTCGGTCGCGTCTCTGCCCCTCATCGTGTACCGCCGTACGTCTCGTGGGCGCGAGCGCGCAGCTGATTCGCCGCTGTACTCGTTGCTCCACGATGCTCCTAACCCAGAGCACACGTCCTACGAGTTCCGCGAATTTATCATGGTGTCGCTCCTCCTCACTGGTAACGCCTACGCTCTCGTGGAAAGAGACAGAGACGGCACACCGACGGCGCTCTGGCCGATCCCCCCCGACAGAGTCGGGATCGAGGTGGTCAACGGCCAGCTACGCTACCACGTCATGCAGCAGGACCTCACAACCAGGACCATCCCGCGCTCGGGCATTCTGCATGTGCGTGGCCTTTCTCGCGACGGCATCGTGGGGATGTCGCCGATCGCCGCAGCGCGTGAGGCGATCGGGCTCGCCCTAGCGCAGGAAGAAGCGGCGGCGCGCTTCTGGCGAGGCGGCGCGGCTCCGCGGATCGCGATCCTGATCCCAGGGATTTCCGACCCGGAGACCTGGGACAGGTGGAGGACAGCGATCGAGCGTCACCGCCGCGGTCTCGAGGGCGGGGACAGGATTTCAGTGTTCCCCGCAGACTGGAAGGTGGATAAGATCGGAATCTCACCGCAGGACGCGGAGTTCATCGAGTCCCGCAAGTTCCAGGTGCTCGAGATCGCGCGGCTCTTCCGCGTCCCGCCGCACAAGCTCGGGCTCGTGGAGCGAATGAGCTACTCCTCACTGGAGCAGCAGAGCATCGAATTTCTGACAGACTCGCTACTCCCGTGGCTGCGTAGGATCGAATCAGCGCTCAAACGCGACGTAATTCCGCCGTGGGAGCGCGACCTTTATCCGGAGCATTTGGTTGACGCCATCGTTCGCGGCGACATCAAATCCCGTTACGAGGCATACGCAACAGCCAGGCAATGGGGCTGGATGTCCGCCAACGAAATCCGCGAGCGGGAGAACCTCAACGCGCTTGCAGGAGAGGCTGGCGACACCTATCTTGTACCATTGAACATGGCGCCTGTTGGCGCCGCTGGAGGCAACAATGCCAGCGATTAGACCTCACAGCACCGAGACATCAGGTGGCCCGTGGGACGGGCCGGCAAACGAGGCGCGTCTTCGCCTCGATCAAGAGCCGGCGTACTACCGCCAGGCTTACGCATGGTACGATCAAGAGGCAAATCCGCGAACCAAAGCGGCGTACAAATTCATCCACCACGAGGTGAACAGCGAGGGCAATGTTGGCGCTGCAAACGTCCGAGCGTGTATTACTGGAATCGGCGTGCTGAATGGTGCACGCGGTGGGGCGAACATTCCCGACGCTGACCGCGTCGGTGTGTGGCGGCATTTGGCGCGGCACCTCGAGGATGCAGGAGTGGAAGCCCCGGCGCTCCGTGGCCGATTGCTGTCCGAACCGTCCTATGAGCGCAGGGCGTGGCCCGTCGAGTGCGAGGTAAGGCAAGACGGTGAATCCAAGCGCCTGGTTGGCTACGCCGCGCTGTTTGGCGTCACCGCGGAGGTGATGCCAGGTCTGTACGAGAGGGTGGCACCTGGAGCGTTTCGGAAGACGTTGAAAGAGCGCGATGTGGTAGCGCTATGGGATCACGATTCCCAGCTCGTTTTGGGGCGCGTCTCTGCGGGAACGCTAGAGCTTGCGACTGATGAGAAGGGGCTGAAATTCTCCGTCCTGTTGCCCGAAACCAGTTACGCCCGCGACCTCGTGGAGCTCGTTGGGCGCGGCGACATTTCCGGGGCGTCGTTCGGCTTCCGGGTGATCCGCGACAGCTGGGACGGGAATGTGCGACAGCTCGACGAGGTTGACCTCTACGAGGTCTCCATCGTGGCGTTCCCTGCGTACCCGCAGACCACGGTCGCGTTGCGCGCCCTGTTCCCGCGTGAAGCGGAACGCGAATTGCTCGAGCTTGCGGCACTCGGTGTGCCGCTCTCGCGTGACGGGATTTCCCGCCTCCGTCACGCCGTCGAACTCCTGGCCGGGGATGATAGTGGCGCGCCGGGCACGTCCGATGCACCACCCGCCACTGCCACCCAGCGCCTAGCGCTGCGCCGGCGCCGGCTGGAGTTGGCGCTGAGATTTGCGGGGAAAGGAGGCATTCGATGAACGTGAAAGAGATGCAGGAAAAGCGGTCGAAATTGCTGGCCGATGCCCGCGCGCTGTTGGATCGCGCCGAGCACGAGGGCCGCGACCTGACGCCGGAGGAAAGCCAGCAATTCGACCGGATGATGCAAGAGGCTGACGCGCTCGCCCAAGCGGTCGAGCGGCGTGCACAGCTGGAGCAGCGGGACGCTGTGAAGATCGTGAGCGTCGCCGGGGAATCTGCCGAAAAGCCGCAGGATGTCGAGTATCGCTCCGCATTTCTGCGGTATTTGCGGTTCGATAAGCCTGCCTTGTCGCCTGAGGAGCTCCGCGCGCTCGGCGAGGGCAGCGGCGCCCAGGGCGGGTACCTCGTGCCGACCTCGATGGCCCAGCAGATCGTGACCAAGCTGCACGAGGCCAACTTCATCAGGCGGCTCGCCACCGTCATCAAGACGGACAGCACCACCACGATCCCTGTGGAAGACACCGTTGCGGCGGCCGCGTGGACTGGCGAGTCCGGTGCGATCCCTGAAACCACCGCCACGTTCGCCCAAAAGCAGCTCGGCGCGTACAAGTTGACGTGCTTGTTCAAGGTGTCCGAGGAGCTGCTACAGGACGCCGCGTTCGACCTGGAGGCCTACTTGGCCGGGCGGATTGCTGGGGCCTTCGCTGATGCCGAGATTGCGGCCTTCGTCAACGGTGACGGTAGCGGCAAGCCTGCCGGCATCGTTGGCGCTGCGGGCGTTGGCGTGACGGCGGCGAGCGCCACTGCGATCGCGGCTGACGAGCTGATTTCCCTCTTCTACGCGCTCGACCAGCAGTACCGCCAGAACGCTGTCTGGGTCATGCACCCCACCACCGCTGCGGCCGTGCGGAAACTGAAGGCCACCACGAACGAGTATCTGTGGCAGCCTGGCCTCGCTGGCGGGCAGCCCGAGACGCTGCTCGGACTGCCGCTCTACACCACGGTGGCGATGCCGACCATCGGGGCTGGCAAGCGGTCGGTTTTGCTGGCCAACTTCGGCTACTACTGGGTCGGCGACCGCGGGCAGCGGCAGATGCAGCGTCTGAGCGAGCTCTACGCCGCCAACGGCCAGGTCGGGTTCAGGGCATGGGAGCGGGTCGACGGGGTGCTAACCCTGTCCGACGCCGCCAAGGTGCTCGTGCACCCCTAACGTGAGTTAGCCCCCGCGGTCGGGTGCACCCCCGGCCGCGGGGGCAAGGAGGCGATCATGGCAAAGACAAAGGTGCGGTTGCTGGTTGCTCTGGCGGGGCCGGCTGGAGCGTGGCAAGCTGGCGACACCTACGAATGCAGCGATGACGAGGCCGAGCGCCTCATTGAGCGCGGTTTTGCCGAGCCCGTTACCGCCCAAAAGGGCAGCGAAGATCACAAGAAAAAGGCCCGGCGATGATCAAGGTGCGCGTCTCACAGCCGACGTCGGAGCCGATCACCATCGCAGATGCGAAGCTCTGGCTCCCTGGCGCTGATGACGCATGGCTGTCCGCGATGATCCCGATGGTGCGCGAAGTCGTGGAGCTCTGGACGTCTCGAGTTCTGGCACCGAGCACCTGGAAAGTGGCCTTCGACGCGGACGAGACCGCGAAGGTGATGCGCCTCCCGATCCGCCCGGTTTCGGCGATCACTTCCTGCGAGATTTACACGCCTGACGGGACGCAGGTCAGCCTCTCACCGGTCCCCCAGCACAGAATCGCCAGCGAATACGTGTTGCACTGGGCGCACGTCGAGGACATCACAACGCACGATCTTGATTCCGAGAACGCTCTCGTGCTCACCGTCACCGCCGGCTACGCTTCACCGGCAGAAATCCCTTCGCTGTTGCGTATTGCGATGCGCGAGATCCTGGCCTACTGGTACCAGAACCGCGGCGAAGGATTCTCCCTCACGGGTGCGGTGCGCGAGGCTGGAGTAGGTTCCGCTACCGTGCCGCCACCTGTCCCGATTTGGGTCCGCCAGCGGCTGGCGGACATGGTGCACGCATGTTGACCGTCGACTTCCGCGATGCGACCGAGGCGGCCAACCAGCGCTGGCCCAGAGCGATCTCCAGGGGTGCGCTCCGCGAGGTGCTGGACGTGATGGCGTCAGATCTCCTCGGGTTCGCCCGTGGGGCATTCAGCGGGCAGCGAGACCCGGCTACAGGCCAGGCATGGGCCGGGCCATCCCCGCGCACCCTTCAGGACGCCGGCTTCCGCTCGCTCCTGGTTCGCACCGGCGAGCTGCTCGGCTCGATCTCGAGCGAGGTTCGTCTCGGGGAATTCGGTGGGGAGGCCGCACTCACTCTCCCGCCGGTGGGAGCGATCGTGCGGAGGGGCCTCGTGCACATGTTCGGTGCGCAGACGAAGCGACACCACATCCCTCAGCGCCGCTGGGCTGGCTACCCGATGGGGACCGTCAGGCGGTGGGCCATGGTCATGCGCGACGCGTTCGAGCGGGAGGCAGGTAGATGACGCCGCTGGGACAGCTCTACGACGCTATCGTGGCCCGACTGCAGGCGCAGCTCACTGGCGTGCAAGTGCTCGCGCGGGAAAACACGGTGCAGTTCCTGCGGCGCAAGCCGTCAGTACCGACGGTGGTCATCAACTGGTCTGGTGCAGAAACGCAGCCGCCGCCGATCATCGGGCAGTCGCACCAGCAGTCTGAGATGATCTGGACTTTGGAGGTGTTCGCACCAGGCGCTTCTGACGCCGCCGAGGAGCTGGCTTCGGCGCTGGCCAACGATGTGATCGAAGCACTCGCTCCGGCCGCGTCATCGTGGAGCCCGGCTGACGACTGCGGGCCAATGCGCTGGGAGCGCAGCGAGGCGCTCGGCGAAACGGAGACAGGATACGTAATTGCCGTGACGTTTCGCCACGCGATCTGGAGGTGATCATGGCAGTATCGCTCTACGAAGTACGCTGGCCTGACGACGCGCCGACCGAGACCGTGTCGGTGCTCGGGCTTGGGATCTGGAAGCGCGGAGAGATCCGCGTTGTACCCCTCGCCCCTGCGGGTGTAGAATCGCTGCGGGCGAAGGGGTTCGAGGTCTTGCCGGCCAGAAAGCCGGCGAAAAAGGGAGGTGAATGATGCCGTACCGTCGCAAGGAGAACGTGCAGGTCGTCATCGGCAAGGAGACGACCTTCAATCAGGGGCAGACCACGCCGGACGGGTACCAGTTCCCGTTCGCACAGCTTTCTGGTGGGATCACGCGTGAGTTCGGTAAGTCGCCGATCCTGCGCGGCGACGCATTCGAATCGCAGCCGATTCTCGGGATGTACCGTGGGAACTTTCGGCTTCGCGCAGCGGCCACTCTCGAGACCGTCCCGCGGCTCTTTCGGCTGATCGGCGGAGCGATCTCCACCTCAGGCACAGGCCCGTACACGCATACGGTCAAGGGCGCCACCGACGGCAGTACACCGTCGATCTGGGTGGAAAAGTGGCATACCGACGTTGCCAAGGGCGATCTCTACTATGGGCTGAAGCTGGCCAGCATTCAGCTGGCCGTTGCTGGACGCCAGGCCGCTCCTGTGTTGCTCGAGGTCGCTCTCGCGTCTGCAGGTAAGCAGGACGTGAACCGCACCACGCGGTACGACACCACGCCGATCACGAGCATGATGTCCGGACCATTCCCCACGCTGGCCGAGGTGTCCGTGCTCGTTGACGGCGCTGCCCCGGCCGGATCCATCACCGGGGCACAGATCCAGGTCCAGCTCGCCCAGGATCCTATCGACCTGCTTGACGGCCAGTACTACTCTGCTGGTCTGGCGCAACGCTGGTACGAGGTCTCTGGACAGATCGAGGGGCTGTTCGACGACGCCGACTACCTTCGCGGGCTCGACGGGTTGACGAAGGCAATCTCGATCAAGGTGACCAAGCCTGGTGATCCTACGAGATACTTCGAGCTGAAAGTCCCCTCGGCGTTCCTGCACATCACCGACGTCGGGGACGTTTCTGGTTCCGGCACAATCACGCAGCGCGTCGAGTTCACTGGCTACTTCGACGCTGGTGCCGGCAGCTCCTGGGTCTGCACCACGGTGAACGACACTTCCGGGTACGGGACCTGGTAAGGAGGGCCCTATGGAGGTCTTCGACTGGAGGATCACGATCCACGACTCGTGGCTACGCGGGGACGATGAGTTCGTTCAAGTCCCGATCCCAGAGATCTACTCTTCACCGGTGTTTGCGCTACGCCCGACAGACGAGGAGGACCGGGTTCGGATCGCATCGCGGGCCGGATACTGCAGGGCGTGCGACGGACGTGGTGCGATCCCTGCTGGGTTCGCCGCTAATCCTGCTCCGATGACGTGCCCGAAGTGCAAGGGAAAAGGGAAAGGAATGGATCACCCGGACGTGCGGCTCGCGATCTTCCGGCACGTCGTTGGCGGGTGGAGTGGGTGGCGTACTGAGGAGGGCACGGAGATCCCATTTACGCCGGAGAACGTCGAGCGGGCAGCGCGGCACACGGCGCTGTTCGCCGTTGTTGTGGCGAAGGCCCAGACGCTGAAGGTCGAGTACAGGCAGGCGATCGATGAAAATTTAGCGTCTGGGCCGCCTTCGTTATCGGCGGCCGAGGACAGCAGCCACGAGTAGCAGTGCCGTGGATGAGGGACGTGCTGCGAGCATGGAGCCTGGTGCAGGGACAGTGGCGGGTCGGCATGGCCGGCATCGTGAGCGGAGATTACGGCTCCTGGGCGGCCGTCCTGCGTCCCTACGGGCTTTGGCGGCGGCGGATCATCGAGGCTCTGCGCGTCTTCGAGGCTGAGGCCCTGCGCGAGGCGCGCGAGCGGGAGCGCGCCCAGCGCTACTACGGCGACGCCGACTACGCCGCGATGGTAGAGGAGGCAATCCGTGCCGAGAGCTGACGCGATCATCGTTGCGCGGGCCGACGTCACAGGTGCCATCGAGGGCCTGCAGACGCTTTCCCAGCAGCTCGAGGCGACCGGGAAAACCGGCGACGTTGCCGCGCAGGAGTCCGCAAAGTTCGAGCGGCAGCTCTCGAATCTCCTACGCAGCCTCGACCCAGTCGGTGCCGCAACAGCGCGTTACGAGCGTCAGCAAGACCTTCTCCGGCAGGCCTACGAGCGCGGCAGATTGTCCGCAGAGCAGTACGCGGACGCGACAGCAAAGCTCAAAGCAAAATTTGAAGAAAAAATGGCTGCACTGCAGCGCGGGCCCCAGGTGTTTGACGCGCTGATTCAGCGTTACACCGGGCTTTCTCGCGAGGCGTTCACGGCTGTCGGGATCATCGGTGGGCTTGCGGCTGGTCTGACCTTTTCGGTCCGCGCCGCAGCTGAGGCCGAGGCCGCCGATAGAAGGCTTGAGGCGATGCTGCGCGCAACTGGAGGCGCGGCGGGCGTGACGAAGGCACAGCTCGACGCGCTCGCGACCGAGATCCAGCGCGCCACAGGGATGTCTGACGAGCACGTCAAGGCGGCCGAGGCCATCCTGCTTACGTATCGCAGCGTGAATGCCGAGGTATTCCCCAAGGCAATCAGACTTGCCGCAGACCTCGCAGCGGTGATGGGGACGGATCTCCAGACGGCTGTGCGCCAGGTCGGCATGGCGCTCGAGGATCCGATCGGAGGCATGGACCGGCTGCGCCGCGCTGGCGTAGTCCTCGATGAGCAGACGCGGGCCTATATCCAAACGCTCGTGGACGCTGGCAAGCAGGAAGAAGCTCAGCGCGTGCTTCTGGAGCAGCTCGAAATTCGCGTCGGCGGCGTGGCGAAGGCGGTCGGAAGCGGACTCACTGGGCAGCTCAATGCGGCAAAACAGGCGTTCGGCGACCTGGCTGAGTACGTCGGCGGTACTGTGCTCCCGCTGCTGACAAGTATCGCCACCGGATTCAACAACGTTCTCTCTGGAATCAACGAACTGATTGGCCAGACGAAAGAGCGAGGGTTGAAGGGCCTTGTAGACACGTTCGGCGACCTCGCTGTCGGCCTTGGCCTCGCCAAAGCTGAGGATGTAAACGCCGGGGCTGCGATGCTCGGGCTCAAGGATAGCACCGAGAAGGCGCGCATCCAGGTGAAGACGCTCCAGGAGGCCGTGAAGGGCATTACGCCCGATGTCGTAGCCTGGAAAGAGGAGACAAAGAAGGCTGGAGACGAACAGGCGCGCCTCAAGGTGCTCAACGAGCAGCTGAAGAGCGTCACGGACGAGCTGAAGATCGCCCAGCAGGAGCACCGCGACCTCGTGCAGGATCTGGTGAAGGCAGGCGCTGATCACTACACCGTGATCCAGATGACACTGCCGGAGCTGGAGCAGTACTGGCAGAAGTGGCAGAACGTAGACCTCGTGTTGCGCAATCTACCTGACGACGTGAATGCGGTGATCCAGGCCTGGCCGAGCGTAGACGAGATCGAGCGCGTTTTCCCGATCCCGAAACCACCAGAAGAGCAGTGGTGGAAGGACAAGTGGTCAGCAAAGGGGCGCGAGGCTATCTCTGCATTCTCCGAGTCGTTCGGAGCTGGGTTCTTCGCGTTCCTGTCAGGTGATGATTTCCGGAGTGCATTTTCCCAGGTCTGGGGCACGCTCGCCAACATTGCCCAGGGCATTCTCGGGAATACTTTCCAACAGATCTTCTCGGGCCAGGGGAGCTTCATGAAGCGCCTGCAGGAGAGCGGCTGGGTCTCTCCCGGCGGAGCGGTCAACTGGCAGCAGGTCGGCATGGTTGGCGGCACCATGCTGTGGGGCTACGGTGCGTCCCAGGGGAACAGGGGTATGGGCGCGGCCGGTGGAGCGATTGCGGGTGCCTCGATGGGAATGACGTTCGGGCCGTGGGGCGCGGTGATCGGGGCAATTATCGGTGGAATCATCGGGTATTTCACAAGTGGGGCAAAAACCTACGGGTACAACATCGCACTCGACAGGTACGGCCGCGGTATCGTTGACATTACAGGGGTCAGTCAGCCCGAGGAAGACGAGCGCCTGCGTCAGCTGCGTGATGTAGCGCGCCAGTATTTTTCGGGATTTCGGGCGCTGCTGGAGCTTCTTCGGCAGCCGTTGCCTGACACTTCGCAGTGGAAATTCGAGGCGCATGGGCAGGCAGGCGACACCGCTGGCATGTGGCAGCGCATCATCTCTGGCGATCTGCCTCGCTCGATTTTTGCCCTGTACAGGCCAGCGATCGAGGCCGGGCTTGGGCAGCTGGGTGTGGCCCAGGAGCGCATCGCTGAGCTGATGGGGCAGTTCCAGACTGGGCAATTTTCGGAGGCCTTGTCCGAGCTGACGGACTACGTGCGGGCCCTAATGAGGCTCCGAGATCTCCATGCCGAGCTGGGTAAGTCGCTCGAGCAGCTGCGCAGTGAATGGCAGCAAACCGTCGAGGAGAGGTTGCGCCAGGGCACCATGGACACGCTGCAGGCGATCCAAGAGGGGATCGCCGCGATGCAGCAGATGACCTCCCCTGAACAGGTCCAGCGTGCCAACCAGCTCGCTGATGCCATCGAGCGGCAGGGGCAAGCGCTGGCGCAGTACATCCAGGCAATCTTCGCCGAACAGACGCGTGCGCAACAGCAAGTGGAAGGGCTGCGCGCATCGTGGGAGGAGCAGCGCGCCAGGGAGCAGGGTGCCGGCGCGCTTGCCGACTATTACCAGCAGCGGTACTCGCAGCTGGTGCAGCAGCTGTCCGGTGCAACGAGTCTCGAGCAGGCGCAATTCCTCTGGCAGCAGGTGCTCCAAGTCCTGCAGGGTGGCTGGCAAGTCGGCGGCCAACCTGGCATGGAGTACATGCGGCAATGGGCCGAGCATGCGCTTGGGCCGGCCGAAGCGATGTACCATGAGCTGCTCGGGCGGTTCGCCGAGCAGGCGCAGGCCCAGCGCAAGCAGCTGCAGGACGCCCTCGGCCAGGTCCAGGCCGTGCTCACGTCCGAAACGTCCGTTCATCATGACCTGACTGCGGCGCTCGAAAGCGAGCAGGACGCGCGCCGCGAGGTGCTTGAGACCATGCGCGAGGAGGGGCGTATGCGGCGCGAAGCGCTAGGCGACCTCGGGGCACTCGCCGTGGCGGCTGCGTCGGCTGCTGCCGCTGCGTCGGCTGCTGCCGCTGCGCTGGATGCGCTCCGCGTAGCCAGCGAGGCGCTGCCGGCGCCGGTACCGGCTACGAGGACGACGTCATGAGCAACTGGAGTCTGCCAGGATATGTCCTTGACGTGGCATTCGCCACTAACACTGGGTTCGGTGCGACCACGCGGCCGGGCGGGCAGCAGCTTACGCTGTACTGGTACTACGCCGATGATTCTGGCGGCTATGAGGTCAGGCAGGTCCCCGAGGGCATGGTAGAAGTTGGCGACGTGGACACCGCGGACGGCTACGTGACCGTGCAAGTTGCCGACCCTGGCGCGAGCCTGCTGTCGGCCGCCGGAGCGCAGGCTCACGTCATCATGACGCTGCGGTCACCTGGGGGTGCAGAGGAGAAGGTGAACTGGCACATGATGGTTGCCGACGTGCGCTGGGCGCGAGACATGGCGACAGTCACGCTGCATCCATTTCGCTTCAGCTCGCTGAAGGGGCCAGGTCATGTCGGCAGGATGCTGCTGGAGCGCTGCAACTGGACCTTCGGCGGGCTGCAGTGCCTAACATCCGATTCGTCCGGATGTGACAAGACGCTGGCAACCTGCAAGACCAAGAAGCGCAACCGGTTGGCGGACGATAACACCGCCAGCATCGAAACCTCGGCTGCCGGCTGGGAGGCGTTGGGCGGAGCGACGGTCAGTCGCGTAACTGGCGTCGCGTACCACGGGTCGGCGAGCCTGCAGGTGGTCACGACCGGCGCGACCCAGGGAACGAGGACCTCGGCGAGCGGGCGAGCATCGAACCCAAACGGAGGCGGTGAGTGGACTGGGTCAATCTACCTCCGCGCGGCTTCTGGCAGCCCAGTGGTGCGCGTGCGCCTTGAGTGGTTCGACGCGGCTGGGAACTCCCTCGGGCTTTCCACGCAGTACACCGACGCGACCTTGAGCGCGGCCTGGCAGCGCGTTTCAGTGACGGCGAGCGCGCCGGCGGACTGCCGGGCGGTGGCCATCCGCATCCTGCAGCAGTCCACCTCGGGCGCTACGTGGTATCTTGATGCGGCGATGCTTGAGACGACTTTCAGCTATCTGCAACAGCTGCCTTCGCCATGGTGCCTGCCGTCCGACGGGAATGCGCTGCGCTTCGGCGGGTTCCCAACCGCACCAAGGACTGGGCAGGTGTTGAGGTGGTTGCAGTCAGTACAGTCGCCGGCATACGTGGTGGCACCTGCGCCGCGGCCTGACGTCCCGGCGAACCCTCCGGCACCACCTCCGCCGACGCCTGGTGGTGGTGGAGATCGGGAACCGCGTCGGCACCTCCAGCCCGGTCCACCGAGCCCGCCTAAGTCCCTGCCGTTTTTGCCAGGCGTGCCTGAGGAGGTGGCATGACCCTAGTGAGGTACCCATACCCGTCTGTCGACGGCACCTCGCGCAGCGAGGACTGGCACCCGATTGAGCTGCGCTCCATCTCCGGTGCGCTGTCCCAGGCGGTCGGCACCAGAAGCACGCCATACCACAGGCTAAGACTCACCTTCCGCAACCTCGCGACCTCCGAGCTCGCCGACCTGCTGCGAACCATCCGCTCAGGGTCCGGACCGGTGTCGCGTTGGCACATCTGGACCCCCTTCCCCGAGCCCTGGGTTTTGGCGGTCGGGTCAGGCGACGGAGCGACGCGGGTCTGGGCCGTCCCCCTCCGGGAGATTGTCGGCACGCCGACCGTGCTGGTTGGCGGAGCAGCGGTGACCGCCTGGCTCGGCGCCGAGAACATACTGAAGAATTCAGAGGACCTGTCGCAGGCGTCAGTGTGGCAGGCTGTGGGCGGCGCGACCGTTACGCGAACCTCCGGGCGCACGGACCCGCTGGGAGGCACGACGGCTTGGAGGATTCAGACCTCCGGCGGAAGCTACGCCGAGAAGCTAGCGCAGATTCGCACGGACATCCCTACAACTACCAGCTCGAAGTGGGGCGTCAGCTGCTGGGTCAAGAACAACGGTAGCAGAACTGTCCGGGTAGGAATCAGATATCACGGCGACCCAGGGACATACGTAGACGTGCCAGGAGGCGCTGGCTGGACTGAGGTCAGGGCTGCCGGGTCGCCGACCATTGCATACTACCTGGGCATCGAGTTTCGGGCGCTGAGCGTGTCGGACTCCTTGGACTTTGACGTATGGCACCCGGTCGCGGCGATGTGGCGCAGCCCATGGGATGCGGTCACCTCGCCAGAGCACATGGCGGAGGTTGGGTACGTCCTGACCGGAGTAAACCCGGCCCCGGTTGACTCGCTCGGCCGGGCGTATCTCACGCTCGCCGCCGCACCAGCGAGCGGTGCCGCGATCGAGCTGCGGGCGGTGGCGAAGCGGCTGCTCTGGGGGCGCTTTGGCCCGGCCACAGAAGTGGTCTCGGAAACGCCTGGCCGGGTGTCCTGCGCGCTGTCGTTCGAAGGTGAAGAGGCGACTGGGACGGAGTCATGAGCGAGCTGCCGTACGGGTCGGACGTCAGGACCGTGGAGCTGCGCACCGGCCAAAGCCCCATCGGCGGGGCGTGGCCAATCGTGTACGGCCGCTGCAAGGTGGAGTTGCCTATAGTCCACTTGCACCTAGCGAGCGCTGGGCAGCTTGAATGCATAGCAGTGGTATCGCTCGGCGAGATTGACGCCATCGAAAAGGTGTACGTGGGCGAGACGGAGGTCTATCCTTCCGTGCAAGGCTGGTGCCAGGCGGAGGTGCGCACCGGTTCGCTGTGGCAGTCGCCTCCCACCATCCTGCGCCATACAGCGGCAAAAAGTACCCTGCCAGGCGTGGCATACGTTGCCCTCTCGATGGACCTGTCCCTCGCCCCGGTGGCCGGTATGCCTCAGGTGACCGCAGTGGTGCGAGGAAGAAAGGTCGGCAGCGGTGGGTCTTACACCACGAACCCAATCTGGTTCATCAAGGACCTGCTGGAGAACACCGATTACGGCGCTGGTATCGTGCTGCACCCGCCACCGGGAAAGACGTTCGACGACTTGGCTGCGGCCATCACCGCGCCTGCCTGGTGGGTCTGGAGCACGCGGGAGCCGATGGTTCCCTGGCCAGAGCGCCTTCGCGCTCTGCTGTCGGCGATTGGTGGGCGCCTGTACTGGATTGGTGAATGGCGCCTCGTGCTGGATTCGCAGGCGCAGAATGTTGGCACCGTCTCGTACGATGGGCCCATCCGCCTGCTGGATGAGCCTGCCGTCGAAAGCTCGCTTTTCCGGGCGCCAAACCGGGTAACTGGTACGTGGCTTGACCCGAGCACCTGGACACAGAAGCAGCTGGCTCTCGAGCGCGCCGAAGTTGCCACTGGGCAGGAGGCACCGCGGGAGCTGCACCTCGGCCTCTTGCCGCTCGTCAACTACCAGGACTGCATGCGGCTGTTGGCCACGGCGCTCAACCGGGCGCGGAGGGCCGCCGTGACCTGGGCTCTGCTAACTGACGGAACGGGCGAGGCCGCCCTCCCCGGCACTCGTGTCACATTGCAGCACCCGCGCCTCGGCACGCGCGAGATGCTCGTCATCGGCCACGAAATCACGGGCTGGAAGCGCAAGCTGGTATGCGTTGAGTGGTCTGCGAGTGACTGGGACGCTGGTACCTACCCGGACCCGCAGGACCCGGCAGGCACTACAGCGTCAGCTACCGAGGTCGTGTTGCTGGCGGATGAGTTCACCGGGGGAGGCGACGGCGCGAACGACGGGATTCTTGGGGAGCTCGGGTGGCATTACACCGGCACGGCGGTGGCGTCGTATACATCGGAGACAGGGCACCCTGGTGTCGTTAGCTTCGCCTACGGCGGCAGCGCCCAACTCCAGAGCGTGAGTCTCCAGGGCGGAGCCGACTGGAGCGCCCGGGCTAAGATCAAACTCAACGGGGCATTTCCCTCGGCTATCACCATGGGTGTGGAAGTGGCAATGGCGAGCGGCGGCGCTCTTTCGATAGGCGGCGAGACAGTGGCAACCGGAGCACCAAACGGGTGGTACGACATAACTTGGCTGTCTGGCCCGTCTGGGGTGCTTGTCACCGTGGTCGGACCTACCGGCACTGTGTATCAGCGCACGAAGCAGGTAACATCGGCTACGCCTGCTTTTGAGCCGAGTGTCAGCGGCTCGGTTGTGTACGTGGATTACGTTCAAATCGCAGTCGGGAGGGCATGATGCCGCTGGAGCAAACGGTCTGGTGGATGGTCACGACGGCTGTCGCGGTGCTCGCAACCATCGCCCTGGCGCTGGCGCGGCGGCAGCTGTCAGTGATTGACGACTCGCTCCGGTCGCTGAGGGCGGAACTGGCCGAGCAGCGTGCGGAGCTGGCCGCGCTGCGGCGCGAGGTTGCGGAGGTGACTCGCGAACACGAGGGGCGCATCGCAAGGCTCGAGGCCAGGGCCAACGGCCGCGGGGTATTCCCCCCGCCTGGGGTGTGACATGCTGCCGCACCACCTGGCTATCGCGGAGTGCGTTGTGGCCGCAGCGCGCCACCTGTGGCCCCGCCCATGGGGCAGTCGGCCCGCGGTGCGGATGTTGTTGGCCATCGCGCTCCAGGAGTCGAATCTCGCAAACCGGAGGCAGCAACCGGCTGGCCCGGCGCGGACGTACTGGCAGCTCGAACCACAAACCGTCCAAGCCGTGCTGGCGCACCCGGTGGTCGGCCCAGTGGTCACCTCGGTGCTGCGCCAGTTGGGCGTGGTGGACCCGTGGCATCCAGACGTTGACATCATGGCCGCGGCTACCGTGGCCCGGGGCCTGTTGCGCACATCGCCTCGGCCTCTCCCGATGACGGAGCCCGAGGCCTGGGAGGAGTACACTAGGACCTGGCGGCCTGGGAAGCCCGCCCCCGAACGCTGGGCCCAGAACTGGGCGCTGGCCGGCGAGCTAACTGCAGCCGCCTGGAGGGAGGAACCATGAAGCGAGTGGTCACTGTCCTGTTGGTGCTGTTGGCCGCGGCCCCTGCCGTGGCCGGCTGGCTCGTTGACGAGTCGGCCCTGGTCTGCTATGGGCCGGTGGCGGGTCCACCTGGCATCGGCCTCGGCGGGCTCAAGTACGCCGACGGCTGCCCTGCTGGCTACACGCAGGCGCAGTTACCGCAGGCGCCAAGGCCTTGGTGGCAGGCGCTGCTGGAGCAGCTGGACACCTGGTTCGGCCTCTCACAGCGGGTAGTCTGGGTGCCGACCGCCAAGCAGTTGGCCGCCCTCACCTTGCTGATTGCCATCCTCCGCAACGGGCTCGGGCTGTCCCGCTGGATCAATGGGCCCTGGACGCTGCTGCTGAGCGCGGCGCTCGCGGTCGCGCTCTACGTCCAAAGTGCGGTGGCCGACGGGTCGCTCACTCTCATGGAGGCCATTCTGGCGGTTGTCAGCACGGTCGCCGGCTCCGCTGGCCTGTGGGAGGGCCTGAAGCACCTCGTGCGGCACCGCCTCGAGCACGGATAGAAGTGGCTGCCTCCCTGCCGCCCGCCCTCCCGGCACGGTTCGCTCCTCCAGCCGAAAGCCGGGGCATGCCTGCGCCTGGGCATACTGCCGGGCAGGTGCAGGCGTCTTTTTTCGCGCATGCGCCCTGAGCAGGACCCCAGGCAGCCATACGTCCCGGGGCCTCCGACAGGAGAGCCCCCGGCTAAGGGGGCTCTGCGCCTCCTGATTCTGTTTGTGCGGCGGCTCCTCACCCGCGGAGGTGGAGGAATGCGGCCACCTTGAGAGGGTGGCGCTCGAGGTACCACTCCACTGTCCGGGTGTAGACCCGCCGCCGGCGTCCCAGCATGACGAGCACCCGGAGCGTCGGCCACCGGGAGCCGCGCGCCACCGGGCAGCCGGTGAGCACGACCGGCACACCACGTCCCAGAGCCTCCAGCGCATCCTGCGGCAGGGCGGCCCGCGGCACCTGGTGCTTCGCCATCGGCGAGTCAGGTCCGCGGGAGAATGCGATAGACGGGGGGCAGGGCAGCACCATCACTGCCAAAGCCGCCCCGGCCCCCCACTCGCAGGCGACTTTCTCAGCTGTCTTCATAGCTCAGCCCATCGCTTAGCGCCTCGAGCCGCAGACGATCCAGGCGCCCGAGGCAGATCGTCGGCTTCTCCGATTTGCGCCGCCTTGACCAGAGGTGAAGATACACCAGCGGCTTCGGGAACTCGTCGAGGAGTGCCGCGGCCTCAGGTGTCAGGCTGGCCCTAAGTGCGTTCCTCTTCGCGATCGCAACTTCTGTCTCGAGGTCGCCTATGGGCCAGCACGCAAGCGTCATCTGTCCCTCCGCCCAGTGCCGGAGAACCGTCCACCCCTGGTTGACCTCTTCCGCCGTTCCGTTGACAACGACTGCGAAGGATAGTTGGTACCCTTCGAACACCCGGAGCCTGCGAAACCGGCAGACGAATCGCAGCTGGTTGCCGGTGCCTGTGGCAGCGGGGTAAACGAAGCCCCACGCGCCAACTTCGTCTCCAATGGCGCGGGCGATTCTCGGTAAAATGCCAGGCGCTTTTGCGGCAATTTTCGCGGCCAGCAATGAGGCCTCCCATACGTTTTCCGGCCATTTCATTGTCCTGCCCTCCATGCCCCGTTTACCCCCGGGGCGAGGGCCCAGTGCCGGCTTCGCCTGCCGCCGCGGCCACCCCGGCATGGCAACCGCGGGGGAAAGGGGCGCGCCTAAGCGCGCCCTATCCCTCGATCACGTAGCTCTTCCAGGCCCGGCGGAGCGCAGGCTGCCGGAGCTCTGCGCCTTCCGGCACCTCGAGCTCGAACCAGACGACAACGGACGGCGCCACCGCCGGGTGCTTGGCGAAGCTGGCGGCTCCGGCGACCTGGGCGGCCGCCCACCAGAACTCGTTCGGCTCGATGGCGGCCGGCCCAGGGGGCAGCGGCACCACCAGGCCAACCACCTGGCCACCAGCCACCACCTCCAGCGGGGCGGAATAATCGGCAGCCCCCCGCCTCGGCCGGATCTCCACGGTTACCACGGTGGACGGCCCGGCGGCATGCGGGAGCTTCTCCGCCAGCAGGAGCAGGTTGCGCTCGGCGGCGGGGTGCGGCTCTGGCGCCGCGGCTTGCCCGGCTGCCTGGGGCTCACCGCCGCCGCCGAGGAGCGTGCGGATCTTTTCCTCGGCGGCGTCCCACGCCGCCGCCACCTCCGGGTCCATGGCCCGGAGGAGCTCCCGGGCCCCCTCGGCCGGCACCCCCAGCGTGCTGGCGAGGAGGGCCTCCCACTCGGCCCAGGAGGCCGGAATGGGCCCCCGCTTCCCGATGGCCGACCAGAGCCCCTCGGGGAAGTCCCCGGTGTCCCAGCCGTAATGGCCGGACACTGGGAGGACGCCGTCGGCCAGCGCGAGGCGCCAGACGGTGGCGGTCCACTTCCCCTTCCTGGGGCCAAGCTGGCGCGCCCTGACGACACACCAGCCGGGGATGTCACGGCCATTGAACGGCCGGGCCTCCCCGGCGCGGAAGAACACCAGCCAGGCCGCGCGCGAGCGCGGCGCAAGCTGTTCCGTCCACGTGAACTCCATCATGGCTCCTCCCTTCCCCGGCTTTACGGCTCCGGGGTAGCCGTCCTGCCGGCCTCGGTTCGAGCCACCCACCACCCAGGCTTGGCGGCGGGGGGTGCTTTCTCACCACCCGGCTCCCAATCTAGTGCCGGCAAGCCGAGTTGTCAAGGGGGATGCAGCGTTGGCGAACGATCTTCGGCTCCCGCCGGCATTGCGCCACGTATGGCCGAATCTTTTGCGGCGCTTGCCTGTGTATTCCTTTCGCGTTTCGCCAGTGCCTCATGTACCCCCCTTGCCACGTGGCCAGGCGCGGCCCATGATGCAGCCAGGAGGTGGTCATGGCGTGGATCCAATGGGTTGACGATAGAGACCGAGAGAGGGCGAAGCAGTGGGTCGCCCGCCTCGAGCAGGCAGCCGCTCGCCGCGGGATCGGCATTACCGAGCTCGCCGAGCGGCTTGGCGTTTCGCGGGCCACGGTTTACCTCTGGCGGCGAGGCCAGGTCCCGCGGCCCGAGACAATCCGCCGCGCCGAGGAGGTCTTCGGCGTCCGGTGGGGAGAGTAAGGAGGAGACAATGGCAGACATCGTACTGGCACAAGGGGCAGAGATCGCTACGGCAGAGGACGCGGCGCGCGTCGCGGAGCTACACCGCGCCCTCCGCGTGGCAACACTCCGCATCACCCGGGCCTCCGACTGGGTGGACATGGATGGCCAGCCATACCTTTCCGCTTCTGGGGCCCAGCGGCTCGCTCCGCTGTTCAGGATCAGGACGCGGGGCGTACGCGTTGAACGGGTCGAGGAACCGGGCGGCGGGTACACCGTCGTTGTGACCGGGGAGGCGTGCTCCGAGGTGCTCGACCCTGACGGCTGGCAAGAGGTCGTGGGCACCGCGAGCTCGGAGGACCGCTTCTTGACCAAGGGCGGCAGGGTGAAGGCGGCCTACGGCGACGTGTTGAAAAAAGCCATGACCAACTTCACCGCGCGGGCCATCAAGCAGCTGATCGGCCTCGGCGGCATAACCTGGGAGGACCTCGCCGAGCACGGCATCCGCAGGCAGGATGCGCCCCAGGTGCACTACGCCTCGCCTACGCGCGAGGGGTGGGTAGCGATCAAGATCCGCTACCAGGACCGCGACCGCCTGCGGGCGATCTGCAGGTCAACAGCCGGCGTGTCCCCGACATGGGACGGTGAGACAAAAACGTGGAGGGTCCCGGCTGAGGTCGCGTCGCATCAGGAGGTGAAGGCGATGATCGAGGCCGCCTTGGCGGCGAAGAGCAGCGCCGAGCTGCCACTGGAGGAGCCATGATCGCGGAGCGTATCGCAGAGCGCATCGTGTCCACCCAGAAGGTCTACAAGCCGGCTGGATTCAGGGCCTCCGAGGCAGGGCATCTGTGTCCGCGCTATCACTACCATTCCAGGGTCAACTGGGATGCGCGCCCGACGCCGGACGCTACTCTCGCTCATATCTTCAGGCTTGGCCAAGCCATCGAGGAGTACGTGGTCGCCTTGCTGCGCGATGCCGGCATCCAGGTGGTGAAGGCGCAGGTGGCGGCCTACGAGCGCGCCAGCGATATCGTTGGGCACGTAGACGGGTTCGCCGTCATCGGCGGCGAGGAGGTCCCGATCGAGATCAAGTCCGTGAGCGAATGGACGTGGCAAAACCTGCGCTCGTTCGGGGACATCCTGGCCTCGCAGAAGCCGTATGTGCTTCGGTGGGCTGCCCAGCTCCCGCTCTACCTCTACTTGCACGAGCGCCATCGCGGGCTCTGGCTCCTGCTGAACAAGCAGACCGGCGAGCTGCGGGAGATCGAGGTGCGCCTCGAGGATGCCTGGCCGCTCCTCGAGCGCGTAGACGCGGTGCTCCGAGAGGCACGCGAGGCAATCTCGCGCGGCGAGCCTCCGGCGCCAAAGCCCGATTCTGTGGCCTTCTGCGGGAGCTGCTGGTGTCGCCAGGTCGGCCTGTGCCCAGGAGCCGCCCCGGCGGAGCCATCTGTCTCCGAGATAGCCAGCGATCCTGAGATCGCAGAGGCAGCTGCTACAGTGGCCGAGCTCCGCGACGCCGCCAAACGGTACGAGTCAGCCCAAAAACGCCTCAAGGAGGCGCTGGCAAAGGTGCAGGTCGCTCCAGGTCAGCGCGTCGAGCTCCTCATCGGCAGTGTGCCGGTCCGCGTTTCGGCATACGAGACCACGCGGTACGACGTGCCCGAGGAGGTCCGCAGGCAGTACGCCACTCGCGTGGTGCAACAGCGGGTAGAAGTCCTGTAGGGGGGCAGAGATGGGCGAGCTGGCGGCTATCCTAGCCGGGATTCTCGGGCTCCTCGGTTGGTGGGCCGTTCTGCGCAGGATGCCGGAGGCCTGAGGTGTACGCGAAGATCTTCGACACCATCCTTCGCAGCTCGATCTGGGTCAACCACCCGCCCCACGTGCGTGTTGCCTGGATCGGGCTGCTGCTGCTCGCGAGGCCGGGGAGACTTCCGGACGGGCGCAGGGTCGGCATCGTGCAGGGGACGCGAGCAGGGCTCGCGAGGGCGCTCTCCCTCGAGCTGGAGCAGTTCGAGGAGGCCTTGGAGGTCCTGATGGCGCCGGACCCGGACTCCACCTCGACCGAGTTCGAGGGAAGGAGGATCATCGAGCTGAAGCCGAACCGGTGGGCCGTGGTGAACTACTCCCGCTACCAGCGGATGCGTGACGAGGACAACCGGCGGATCCAGTCCCGCGAGCTCATGCGCGAGCTTCGCGAGGCGAGGAGGGGTGGCGGTGCTGCTGCTGGTTCGGGCAGCTCCTGGAGAAGCGCAGATGTGGGGACAAGGTTAGATGGGTCAACGACTTCAGCCAGAAATGCTAACAATGCTAACAGTGCTAACACTTGGCTCGCGAATGACCTAAAGCTAGCCGAGTCAACAACTTCAGCCAGATGTGCTAACAATGCTAACATTGCTAACGCAGACGGCGGAAAAAGGCTAAGTGTAGACAGGTCACTAAGTTCAGCCAGAAATGCTAACAATGCTAACAATGCTAACATCGGTAGCAGTGCTAACAAGGTGGCGGGTGACCGAAACCCGGACGCTGAGAGTGCCATTTTGGCACGCTCGGGAGGCTCGGCTGGTGCCATTTTGGCACCTCCAGCCGGCTCGAAAGGCGCTGGACCCGAGTTTTCCACAGGTTTTCCACAGGACACGGTCCTGAATGAGCAAGTCGTTGACTGCGTAGGGGATGTTCCGACTTTTTCCACAGCTTTTCCACAGGTTTTCCACAGCTTTTCCACAACTTTTCCACAGCCTCCGAACTCGCCAGCATCGAGCAGACCGGCCCGGTTGCACAAAAACGAGTGCAGCGCCTACTACTACGATAAAGAGAGTACAGAGATCTCTCAGGAGTCTATAGTCGTGGGGGATATGGAGGATAGGGGGGGATGCAAGGGGGGGAAAGGGGGAAAAGGGGTAGTCACATATCCTGCATCTCAGCCGAAGCACACGAAGCCCAAGAGGTCGACCGCCTCCTCGATCTGGGTGCTGCAGCCGGGCGAGGAGCCCGTCATGAACTTCCCGTGCGAAGGAGAGGCCGACACCTGGGCCCTTTCCCCTTCAGGTTTTCGCTGGCTCCAGGAGCACTACCGCACCGTGGACGTTGAGGCGGAGCTCAGGTCCGCAAAGGCGTGGTTAGTAGGCAACCCTGGCCGGCTCAAGACCGCGCGCGGGATGCCGCGGTTCCTGGTCAACTGGATGGAGAAGGCTGCCCGCGACAGGCGCGGCTACCGGCGCCAGCCTGACCTGCTCGCGGGCGTGGAGGACCTGCTCAAGGGGGCAGGGGAAGGAGGTGACGAGTGACGTTCGAGGAGTTCCGGTCGTGGTTCGGCGAATACTGCCAGCTCAGCCCGCGAACGCCAGCCTGGATGCGAGAGGCAGCGCAGCGGGCAAGCGAGGCCGGCGTAGCGCTCACGCCGGACCAGGTGGTGCGAGGCTGGTACCGCTCGCTCGAGCGGCGGCCGGCATGGGCCGTCCGCAAGGCCACCACGCGCCTCGCCGAGTCCGGGGCGCTGTCACGGCTGCACCCCGAGCAGCACCTTGGCGCCATCATCTCGGAGGCGGTCGAGATCGAGCGGAACGAGGGGTTCGGCCGTGCTGACAACCCGGGGTGGGACGAGTACTCCTGCGACATCTGCGGCGGGGTCGGGATGGTGGTGATCGAGACGCCCTACCCGGACGGGCGGCCGCACGAATCCACGGTTGCCTGCATCTGCGAGCGCGGAGCGCGGCCACCAGTTCGCGGGATGCGAAGGCTTCGGCCTGGCGACGTGTTTGCTGGGACCGGGGGAAGGAGGTTCGAGGGATGAACTGGTCACCGAGGAACGACGTCAAAGTGAGAGACGGCACGATCTACCACGTCCACTGCCGCGCCACCGAATACTCGGCGACGACAGAGTCAATGGCTACGCTCCAGGAGGTGGCGCTCGAGGATTTCTCCGCAGTGCCGTCTGGAGAGCCTGTGCGGCTCCGGGTTCTTGCGTGCAAAAGCTGCGGGGCGATCCTCGCAGTGGTTTCCGTCGTGAGACCGTAGTGTTGGACGCACCGGAAGGAGGAGCCATGACTTGGTGCAATATCAGACCGACGATCGGGCTTTACGGGTCAGAAAGGGCATTCTACGCCACCATCGAGGTCCGCGAATGCGGGACGTGCGTGATTCGCTTCGATGCTGGCTACGTAGGCATTGAGCTGTCAGCCAAGTCGCCTGAAGAGATGCTGCGGTACCTCCGCGAGCTAGCGGAGGCAGTAGAGGCCGAGGCAAAGACCGCGGCCAGGAAAGGAGGAGACGATGAGTAAGGCACCGATTGCTGTGGAATGTGGGACGGCCTCCAGCTTCACCACGAGGTGGATCGTGGTGAAAATCTGGGATAACGACGCCGTCATTCTCCACTTCTCTGGCGATGGCGAAGAAATGTGGATCCACGCGAAATCGCCAGACGAGCTGCGCCGATTCCTTGAGACTGCGCTCAAGCTCCTGGATGAGGCCGTTGCCGAGCGCAATGGGCCCAAGGACGGCCAGGATTGAGGAGGTGGCCCATGGAACTCGCGATCACGCTTGCCATGCTTGGCCTTGCTGCCGCTGCGGCCGGGGCGCTGTGGTTCATCGCCCGCGTGCCGGAGGAGCTCTACTGCTGGCGCTGCGGGAAGGAGCTCGTCTACGAGGACGAGTGGCACATCGACGTTACTCGGCTGCCGGGCGAAGTGCTCTGCGGGCGGTGCTGGAACGCTACCCAGGGAGGCGCGGAATGATCAGCCTGCTCGCGTCTTGGCTCCTCTTCCAGGGTACTTGCTACGGCCTGGTGCCCACGCGCGAGCTCGCCGTCCCCGGGGCGAGGCTCGCCATCGCCAGGCCGGACGGGTCGTGCCTCGCCGAGTCCCCACCGGACCACCGGCTGGTGCTGGCGCTCTACGCCCAGAGATTCGGTGACCTGGCGGCGGCCGGGGCGCGGCTCCTCTTCGGCCCGACGCGACCACCAGCGGACGGCGCGCGGCGCTTGCTGTGCGTCGTCGACGGACCGACGGGCCGGATCGCCGCGTGCTCGGAGGTCGGGAAGCCGTTTACGGTCGACCCGGCGCTCGTGGCCGTGGCGGTCGTAGTGTGCCCGGAGCCGCTACCGGAGCGGGCGGTCGGGTACCACAACACGCTCGCAGACTACGTGACGCTGCGGACGGACCGCGGCCAGCACGTCGAGGTCGCGCCGCTCTGGGTCTTGTGCTGGCGAAACTGCTGGGGAACCAACAACGACATCTGCCGCGCCTGGTGGCGCGGAGGAAATAGCGCCGTCGTGCGCGCTTTTGGGAGGTGAATCTTGTTCGCAAAGATCGACCCCAGGAAGCTCATCCATCCTAAGGCCAGGACGCAGGTGAGAATGGCCTGCAACGTCATGTCGCAGGGCGGCGTCCAGCACAAGCGGGTCGTCCTTAGGATCCCCGCAGCCATCGCCCAGAAGCTCGGTCCAAGGATCGACGTCTTTGTCGGGCTTGTCGGGACGCCTGACGAGGGGATGCTTCGACTCACGCCGGGGCAGGCCTACAGCCTGTGGAGGGAGAATGGCAGGAACCACCAGGATCGCTGCTTCACGGTGTCGATTTCGGTCTCCAGGGGTTTGCCTCGCATCAAGAGCATGCCGGTGAAGCACCAGATGGACGGCGACGCGCTCGTGGTGATCGTCCCGAGTGAGTTTCGGCCCCACTACGAGGACCTGGCACGCCGTGTGGAGGCGTGCCTTAGCGAAGAGAAAGAACAGCTGGAGGTGGCGAATGCTTAGGGTTTTCTTCTGCGGCCAGTACTCTGGCCGAGATTCGGGGCGCAGAAGGAACCGTTCGGTGCAACCGTCTTTCGGGAGGTAGCAATGTTCTTGACCATAGACCCGTACAGGATGCGGTTCTCGAGGCAGTCGCAGGCCGTGAGGATCTCGTGCACCCGCATGTCTGGCAGGGGGGAGTACCGGGTGCTCGTGGTCAGGATCCCGCTTGGTATGCTCGCTGCAGCCGGCATACGCGGACCGCGAGTCGATGTCGCTGTTGGCGCGATAGGGACACCTGATGAAGGGCTCATGCGCATCGCGGCTGGCGAGACCTTCGCACTGCTCAGCGACCGGAAGGGCAACTATCAGTCGCATGCAGCCTACGTGCGGATGTCGCTCTCGCCTGGGCTCCCGTTGGTGCCGGCGACGGAGGTCAAGGTGAGGGAACAGCAAGGTGCGATCATAATTGTGATGCCACACCAGCTGCGCCCGCATTACGAGGACCTCGCGCGCAAGGCCGCCCGTATCGCGGAGAACAGAGTTGCGCTGAAGGAGGTGAAGCATGGGTGATGTCTCCCAAGGAGCCACGGTATTCATAGTGCTGCTGCTGGTGTCGATCGCCATCGCGGGCAGCGATGTGCCTGATGCTTCTCTTCAGGCTGAGCAAATCTGCTGGCCTGTCTACGAGGACGCGGTCGTCTGCACCGTGTACCAGCCCAGGAGACACCTGCAGCGGGAGCCAGCGAGGAGACCGCGCAGGCACCTCGACCGGTACCCGCCGCACATCATCCCGATCCCGACGCCGACGCCACCACCGATCGAGTGAGGCAGCCATGCGCCCCAAGATCCGCGCACGCGTGAGGGTAGGGATTGAGTACGCATCGCGGCTCGAAGCGGAGTTTGCCGCTGAGCTCCAGTGGTGGAAGGAAAGCGGGCAGATCCAGATTTGGCGCTACGAGCCGATTGTCTTGCGGCTCGGGCCGGGGCTCACGTACCGGCCAGATTTCTGGGTGGTCTGGAAAGATGGGTCGGTTGGGTTCGTAGAGGTCAAAGGCTGGATGCGTGACGATGCGCGCGTGAAGTTACTCACCGCAGCGGAGCAGTACCCGGAGTTTCGCTTCCTGCTCGCAACCAAGCCAGGTGGGAAGCGTGGGCAGTGGGTGCTGACCGAAATCAACGGGAACGGGCATGCCGAGGGATAGACGGGCGTGTGCTGACATCCGCTGTCCACGTCCGGCTGTGCCGGGCCACGCCTGGTGCGAGGAGCACCTAGCGCGGCACAGCAGGGAGGAGGATGCCGAGTACCGCCGTCGGCATCCCCGGGCGGGGGATCCCAGGGGAACGCAGCGGTGGCGACGCATCGCCGCGGCGTACCTCGCGATGCATCCGCTCTGCCAGCGGTGCGGCAAGGCGCTTGCCAGGCAGGTCCACCACCGGGTGGCGATCGCGGCCGGCGGCGATCCGTGGGACACCGCCAACCTCCTGGCGGTCTGCCTGCGATGCCATGCCGACCTGGAGCGGGAGGAGCGGCCGAAGAGGAAGGGGGGGTCAAATTGTGGCTAAGTCCGTGTCTGCGAGCGGGTTGCCGGCCTCTTCGCGCTGCGCACCGCCGGGGCATCGTGGCCCGGAAGACGCTTTGCAGCGCCATCTTTGGCGCCAAGGGAGGTGAAATATGCTAGTACCCATCGAACTCTCTGAGGAGTTGCCGGCGATTCAGTGGCATATTCCAGGGCTCATCCCTGGTGGGTACATCACCACTGTCTACTCCCAGCCCGGGGTTTCGAAGACATGCATCGGCGCCTTCCTGGCCGTCCAGACGGCACGAAAGCATGGGAGCTTCGCTGGATACCAGGTCCGACACGGCAGGGCAGTGGTCATTGACGCCGATGATGGCAGCGGGATCGGTTATACGCTTTGGCTAAATCGCTTCATGAGGGTGTACAAGGACGCTGACCGTCGCCTCATCTCGCTTTACTCGGTGGACGTGGATGGCCTGACCAGCGAAGACATCGAGCTGCTGGGGCAAGATCTGCGACGCGACCCGCCGGCCCTGGTTGTGCTGGATAGCTTCTCGTCTGCGTTCCCCTCGCTTGCCACACACATCCCGCACAAGGTCCACGCTTGCCTGAGAACAATAGGCATGATCGCAAAGGAGAGTGGTGCTGCCATCGTGGTAGTAGACAGCGCCGGAAAACTTGTCACAGGGCAGAGCATCGCGTCGAAGGGTCCGCTTGGCACCGTGGCGAAGCTCATTCTCCCCCGGGCAGCGTTCGCGCTGGAGCGGGTGCCCCCTGCCGATGTGGACGGGCGGGACGTGCTCAAGCTCACGTGCACCAAGCAGAGCTTTGGACCGGTGCCTCCTGCCCTGTGGCTGGAGTTGGTGAGACGCGGAGACGATGCGTTCGACATCGAGGTGGTGGAAGGGCAGTCCGCGATCCAGCGCGATGCGGACCACGTCCCGCGGTTCTTCGAGCTTCTGGGTGAGCTCTTGGGTTCCGGGCAGGCGCACTTGCTCTCCCGGGAGCACCCCCAGCAGCCACCAGAGCACCCGGAGCGCTGGGGCTGGAAGCCTGACGCCGCAGGAAGCCTCAGGCCGGGCGGGCCGCACATCGGCTGGGTGGACCGCACCTTCGCTTACCTGCTCCCCACCGCCACGTATGCAGCCCTGTGGAGACACGCCAGCACCGTCGGCTTGCCGCTTCCCTCGGAACGCGTGCTTTGGAAGCGGC